CGTCCATGAGCGGCGAGCCATGACAGCCATATCGCTGAAGGTGAGAGTGACATCATAGTTCTTCTCCGTGGCGTATGGTTCCTCATACTGCTCGGTATCGAGTGCGCCCACCCAATATATTCGACCGCTACGATAGACCTTGATGATGACCGCTCCCGGTTCTGTCGTGTAGAGGCGAAGGAACTGGCGGTCATAGTCGCTGTTAACCTTCAGCGTCAGAGCCGAGCCTTGAATGGGCGTGAGCTTGTCAGTCTCTTCCCATTCGATAGACGCGGGTTCATCAGCGGGGAAGCTCAGTTCCTCAACATCGCGTCCCTCCGCTATGTCCTCGAGTATCTCGAAGTCATAGCGGACGTCTTCAATATCCAGGAAGTAACCTTTGTATGTTGTTATCATATTCTATCTGAGTATTTAGATTGCTTGTTAAGAACGCCGACCAACTTACGGCCCTTGATCTCAAACTCGACCTTGCCACCGGCAAATGCTGTGCGTGGTTCGATGAGGTCACGGAGCTTGTCGAGAGGCGCAACGACTTCAGGGTTATTCGATGCCCCTGAGTATTCGCCCAAGAGACCGACTGTTGGACCGCTGATGACACCACCCTTGGCGAATGGCATAACACCAATTGACTTGACCAATGCTGCCGCCCCTGTCGCGAATCCCGAACCAATACCAAAGCCGGCAAGTGGGATGGCTGCGTGAGCTGCCATATATTGAGCAGCAGCCAATTCAACGTAACTGGCGGTCGCTAATTTGTTGGCAGCGATAACCGGCACCATCGCCACAGCTTGTTCGGCTTGAGCAGCAACCTCAGCTTCTGATGCCGCTGCCGATACACCTGAAGCCGCCGACTCTGCCGTCTTCTGCCCGGTAAAAAGTTTAGTTACGCCGGTCAATTCATCTACTATTCTGATGACACCATTAACGCCTTCATACAACGAGATGAAGGCATCTATCAGTCCCGTAATCTTTTCCCACGCAGTTCCACTTTCGGTCAAAGTATCATGCATACTGATAAGAGCATTGCCGACAGACTTGATATCGCCATAGCCGTCCTTCAATGTGTCGAAGCTGAGGGCCATGGACTTACGCCAACCTTCATACGTTGATATGAGCTTGCGGACTCGTTTCTCCTGTTCGTCAGTGAGATTACCATCGGCAAGGAGTTTATTGAGTTCAAGTATCTTATCTTTGACACCATCAATGCCGATAGCCTTGATCTCAATTTTCATCTGTTTTTCGCCATATTTACCGACGTCATTGACCTCGGTTTCATAGTCACTGATAGTCTCGCCAACGGTGAGAGCCTTACGGCGCTGCTCGATGAGACGCAACATCTCATGAGCATTGGCAATCTCGTCCGCGTTACCGCGTTCTCGGAGATTATTGTAATATGTTTCTGCTTCGGCTAAATCGCGGAGATTATTAATCTGAGAAATTTCGCCAGGCTTACTAAGTTCTGCGTCAAGGTCCTCCCACTCTTGGCGGAGCCGTTCAAGCTCCTTGCGTTCCTTGATGAGAGCTTCGCGGCCTTCCTTAGTAGCTTTAGCAGTTTTGCGGTCAACGCGGCTAATAGCCTTGTCTAACTCATCATATGACTTGATGTCCTTTATGTTGATAACCGGCTCAGCGGCATCCTCGAAGTCGTCACGCGCAGCCTGCACCTCCTCGATTTTCTTCTTCAGTGCGGGCAGTTCCTCAGACGAAGCGACATCAGATGCCGCATTGAGATAATTCAGCCATTTGTCAAAATCTGACAAACTTTCGCATTTTACGGGGAGACCCAGTTTCTCATTGAGTAGCTTAATCTCTTCAATCTGAGCCTCAATCTCGTTGCGTTCATTTTGAAGAGTTTGAATATGCTCTTCATCAGAAGCATCAGCCTTTGTTATCGCTTTATCGTAATATTTGAGATTATTTTCCAGCTCCTCCAATCCTTTAGCGTTCTCAATCAACTTATCGCCATTGAACTTCTCGGTGTTGACTTTTGAAGTATTGGTATTGGTTTTAGTATCTGTATTGGTATTAGTCTCAGATGAAGTCTTAGTAGCCTCGATGTTTGTTTTGATCTGAGACGCATACTGTAAGCTATTGCTAATAGCGGTAGAATAGCTCTGCTCCAAAGAGTAAATATCCTTATTTAACTCTTTGATTTCTGCATCTAATCGTTTGTACTCATCGACATCTGCTTGTTCACCTTCCTTGCCAACCTTGGCAGCTTTAATTTTTCCATCCTTACCGGAGAATTTTAGGTCCACCTTATCAGTTTTGACAAGTTTGTCCTGCTGACGAACCAATTGATCACGTTCGACAGTCTTACGAGCCTTCTCTGTAGCATATTCAATCGCAGCAGCCTCATTACCAAGTTGCTCGACGTATGTTTTAGAGTTGCTAATAAGCACCTTGTACCATTCGGACGCGGTTTGATATGTCCCGAATATCTTGCCATATTTATTATTCAGTTCCTCGACGGCACCTGAAGCATCAGAATTTGAACTGATGAGGTCTCCAAGCTTTTGAATCTGCTTATCCAGTTCAACGGTTGTACTGGCAACCGTATTTTTGTATGTATCTTGTCCGCCCTGAAGCACATTGATTTTTTCTTCGACATCATCAGTCTTAGAACACCACTGCTCATACAGACTTATCAACTCAGTTACTACCCATATCAAGCCGGCAGAGATTGTGATATAAAGTGCTTTAGTCGCGATATTCAAAGCATTAAAACTGAATGTTGTCCTACCTGTAATGGCTATCAACAATTTTTCAGTCCTAACCATGTTGTTAAGATGGAAGTCTTGTATCTTGAGCGATGCGCTCTGACCTATAATAGCGACCGTCATCTTGGTGAGGCTAGCATTAGCCATTGTAAGAGCTGCACCAAGAGATTTAAGACCTGCAATAGACTGGCCTAATATTGCCAAATATTGTAGATACGGTTGTGCAGCAGAAGCATATGCGCCAATTAGTCCAGTAAAAACGCCCAATTGATTTTTAAACTTCTGTGTCAAAGCCTCTGAAGTAGAACTCATATTCTCGAAGGCGCTGTCAATAGTCCCGGCTGAATTGCTCATTTCGTCAATGTTGCTCTTAAACTTCTCAGCGAGTTCACCTGTAAGAGGAATAAGGCCACGGATAGCACGTGAAGATCCGAATAGAGTACTATATATCTCCGTCTCAAGTTGGCCCGTCTCTTGAGCATATTGCTTGACGTTGACTACCAACTGGCTTAAGAATTGTTGCATACCACCGGCAGCCTTAATCGCGGCAGCGTTGAATTGAATACCCATCTTATCGGCGAGCTTGGATGCCTCAGAGGTAGGCTTAGTCAATGCTGACATGACGGCTACAAGCTGAGTAGCCACTTCATCAGTGCTACCTGATACGCCTGTCAATGTAGCGAAGGATGCCATTAATTCATCAATACTAACACCAAGTGTAGCGGCAGAACCGGCTACTTTAGGCAAAGCTCCGGCAAGCTGTTCAAACGATGTGACGCCGTTCTTGGCCGTGAGTTGTATCTTGTCTTGAATGGTCCCCGCTTGGTCCCATGCCAAACCATAGTTCTTGATAAGCGTAGAGGTTACGGTGACAGTTTGGCCAAGGTCAGCAATACCACCGACTGACGCCTTGGCTGATGCCTCCAGATAACTAATCCAGTTGTCTTCAGGCACACCATTTGAGATGACTTGATAGAGACCATTCGCGAGCTGATCCTTGGCGAGAGGTATAGTCTTAGCCAGTTCACTGACTTGACCTTTGAGCTTGGCAAAGCCTTCCTCATTTTTGCCGGCCATGGTATTGACTGCACGCATTGCCTTATCATAATCATTGTAGCCTTGCGCAAGCTGACCAACCGCAGACGCCATATTAGACATCGCAGTTGAAAATGTGGCACATGTAGCGATTGTCTCGCCAACACTCCGCTTAAGTCCATCCATGCCAGACTGAGACTTTTTGATAGACCGATGAAGATCTTCAAGACCGGATGACAGCCTTGACATCTGTTCCTCCCCTGTAACGGATTGCTTTATATTGAGTTCGATGACCGACTTTGCCATATTTATATATTATTAACTTTTAAATTATCTTACTATAATCTATCTTTGTAAAAGAATTTCAAAAACATAGCTTATGATACTTTCAAATATCTTATGTTTCTCTATTAATTTCCCAGCAATCTTTGGGGCAATAGTTACTATATTGTTTATCGTGCTGCTAGTCGCTCCCGATAAATACAACGACTTTTGGAAATGGTAATCAACCGCCGTTAAGGCGATGCTTAATATCACGAAAGCGCTGGAGATGCTCTTCCTTAGAGATCGCCGGCGCTTTTGTTTTGTTGCGTTTCTTATCCCATGGAAGCGGTAATAACTTCTCGGGAGTTATTTTGCGAGTGATATGCGGTTGAATGAGGATAGCAGCCATGATACGGGCACGTTCCCACTCGTCATGCATTGTAGATTCAAGATGATCATTGTATTTCGCCATGATTTCAGAGAACTCCTCAGGTGTGAGAATGTCAAAGGTCTCAACGTCCATGCCGAGTTGACCGACGGCGATACCAAATAATTCGGTAATCGTTAGCTTTTTTTTTGCGCTGCTGCATCTTCGCCCTCAGTCGCCTCGGTAGCGATAGACTGAGACCATGCCTTCATCACGTCAAGAGTGATGAGGTCAGCGAAGTCATCGATAGAGTAGTTGAACTCAATATGCTCGGCAGCGGATGCCGCAGCACAACAGCAGTACATATAATCAGCCATGGCAGACGCCTCAGTAACCTGGACCTCGGTAATCTCCCTGCCTGTCAGACGACGGAAGCGGCGCATCGCTCCCATCGTCTGATAACAAGGATATTCGTTGCCGTTGATAGTAATCCTATTCATCGGCGCTGTAGTCGCTTAAGTTCTTAGGCTCGAATGTTTCGGGCTTACCGCTGTTGTCGAGATTCAAGCTGAAGGTTGAATCATCCTCAGCGGGAGCGGTTTCGGTCATAGATGTAATGACAAATTGACCTTTGAGGTAAGGTTTAGCGTCGTCACCACGTTCGAGCGCTTCAACCTCAACGGGTTCGCCTTTAGCCCATGCCTCGAGCAATTTAGCGCGTGCGCCTTCAGTTTCGTCATCACAGATAAGAGACTCTACACTGATAGAGATGCTCAAGCCTGTGATGGCTTTGTCTTTCCACTTGCCGCTGGTTTTAGCGGCAGTGCCAACCGGTTTGAAGGTACGGTCCTTGGTCTCGGTATTGTAATTGACTGTGTGAGTGGTAGCATGGCCTACATAAGCACCGGCTACCTTGACCAATAGGTCAGAACCATTAACGAATGCCATATCTTAGTTTATTTTAAGTCTGAAGTTAAGTTGTTGAACAAAAGCATCATCCAACCAATCCTCGGGACCGCAGCCATCGAACACACAGCTCCGCATCTGTAATCCGTCATTGTCGTACCGCGCTCCATGCAGAGCGGCTCGAACCGCCTCAGCAAGTTCTACACCTTCAGCATATTCGGCAGTATAGACATAGACCGAGATAGATACAGTTTCTGACGCATGACCGCTATTGGTCTGTACGGCTGATGATTCTTCACGGCGATACACTATGTATGGCAGAGTAGCCTCTGTTATCGCCACGGGGAAGATTCGTTTAGCCAAGGACTTGACCGCCTCGTCATTAGAGAGAATGTCGCTAATGATTTCGCCGGCATGGATTGATGTCTTAGTAATAGCCATAACGCTTTGCTATTTTTTCTACTTTTTGTTGATACGTTTGGTCGATACGAGCAAGCACCTTCGGCATCTCGCTCTGTTCGGCACGCTTGATGAAGTTCATCGGCTTGATATAGCCTGTGTATCCACCGCGCTTACCGAGCAATCGTGACACTCTCCTCTTAGCCTTCTTGTAGCGTTTAGCGGTACCTTGGTCGAACCAATAGAGTACCGGCTTGAGCTTACCATAGCGGTTACGATACATACCACGGCTTGAGCCTGGCTTGATGTTCGCCGCCACGACGAATCCTGATACATCTCGTCTGACCTTGGCTCTGATACCTGTTTCGAGTTGCTTGGTAACTCGAAGAGATTGGCCGCTGGTCTGACGGAGATTCTTGACTGCCACTCGGCGTACTGCACGCGCCTCGGTCGCCAGCGTCTGCTTAATGGCGGACTTGAGCTGCCTCGGTTTGAACTGGTCAGTAAGGTGCTTGAGTTGTGTGCTGGCTTCAAGTGGTGTCATGGATTCAATTTTGAGCAATACAACGTCTGAAGACCGCGCTCCTTGTTGAGAATAATGTTGTCGATAACGAACTCACAACCTGTTGAGACATCAATAACTCTCCAATGTTCAATCAGTTTATGGTTGATACGAGTTCGATAGACAGCGGTATAATCAGCAAAGTGCTCACCGACTTCTTCACTGAGCTTACCCACGTACTTGTCACACTCGGCCCATATAGGAGTCTCATGCTCAACCCATACAGAGGATGCAGCTCCGAACTTGTCAATTTTCTCGACAAGTTCCTTGACGCGAAGTTTCGTTCTGAGTCTTCCGGCGATCATAGCTTTGTGTATGGCTTTAGGAGTGCCTTGATAGTCGCCGGCACCATATACATCTGAGTAGCAGCGACAGCCTCACGAGTGTTATACCAATGAGCTGCTATCTGCATAATGGCTATCTCAATAGAGCGGGGTACATCAGTATAAGCCTCTTGGAGGTCTTCCACCGACTGACCAATCTCATTGAGAACCACTTCCTCAGCCGCCTTCAGATAGGCCTCGATGAGGGTATCATCCTCATCGAAGTCATCTGTACGGGAGTGCTTCTTGAATAGAGCGACATCAACAATCATCGTATAATTGTTTTAGCGTTAGGCTTCGATTTTAGCGAGTAAGAACGCCTCTTTGCGGAGAGTCTTAGTGCCATAGTTAGCCTCAAGGACAAAGTCGATAGCACCTTCACGAGCTTTGGTGTAAGGATCCACAGTGAAGCGGATGTCTCCGAATAAGCCCATAGGTTGCCACTTCCAGTCACCAAGACCAACATTACCATCACCGATGAAGTGAGTGGTGAACACTGGAACGCCGGCGAGCTTGTCGTCTTCAATAACCATGATACCGCTGCCGGCATCCTTAGGAGTAGCCTCAAGGATAGCCTTGGTAGCCTTAGTCATGACGAAACCAATGTTCTCACCATCGATACCGGTTGAGAAGAGCTGAGCCTTCAAACCATTGAGGCTCCTGAATGAACCGTCGATTGTAACAGCCTCAAGACCAACGAACGGACCAACGAGGTTCTTAGCTGCTTCAGATACCTTTTCGGTGCTGAAGAGAACGCGGTTGAGAAGTGAGGTGATAGCCTTCGGCATAATCTTACGGATGATGGTCTCAATGACACCTTCAGTCTGCATGATAGTCTGATAGGTAACGGGGATAGCGAGACCGATACGGTCATAAGATGCTTTGAGAGCATCCAATTTAACGGGAGTGTCAGTGAGGGCGACACCTTCACCTGCGATGTTGGCTTCAACAGCCTCGTACATCGGCCATACATACTCACCTGAGAGACCGGTCAAGAGGGGCAGACCTACTTGATGGAGGATAAGACCTTCCTCAAGCGGTTCAAGAATATCTTGAATCTTGAGGGGGATGATGCTGCCTTTTGAGGCATCAGTAACCATCACGAGGTCTCGTTGGAGAACTACACTGGTGTTAGCTTTAGCTGCTACATTCTCGCGGATGAGAGTCTCAGCTTCGTGGAAACGGTCCTCATGAGAACGGTTCTTAATCTCCTCAGCAGAGTAAGCAGCCATTCTCATAGCAAGAACTTGACGCTCTTGAACGAGTTGTTGATACTCGGCTTCTTCTTGCTCGTTGCGCTTGCGATTTTCTTTTTCGCAAAGGTCCGCGATTTCGCGGATACGAGCTGTCACCTCCTGGTCTCGGAGGAGAATAGCTTTGATTGATTTTTTGTTCATTTTTCCCTATTTTTTAGGATTAATAGATTTTATCGTTTTGAGCTGCACGCATTTCAGCCAACTGGCGTTGAGCCTCAGCATGGTCAGCTATCTCTTGTTGACGGAAACGGTTGAAGACGTCTCGTGTGTCACATTCGGTCGCGGGGTAGGCGGGACAAGTCGTCAGGGTGAAGTCGTGGAGCGAGTCAATGCGATTGACTGTGTAGACAGTCTGAATCTTGCCGTCGCGAGTCTCGCTTTTACAAGATACATAGTCATCGTCCCAATACTTGGTACGGAAGGCGAAGCTACAGCCGTCAATGACACGGAGTTTGACGAGTTCATAAGCTTTGTCGCCATCAGCTGTGTGAGGAGCTTCGAATGAGAACTTGACACCGCGTTCATCGATGCTATACGTCAAGGTACCCTTTCCGGCTTTAGATCTGGCTAACAGCTGCTCGCGGTCATGGAAGAGAGTCATCAGAATATCGCTGCTGTCGAGCAGCGCTTTAGTGATGGCATCCGGAGCGATTACTTCACGGATGACTTCCCTCTCATCCTCATACAAAGGAGCAGACTCCTCGTTGAAGACAATGGCATAACCCTCGATGGTACGAGATTCTTCATCCGCACCATCGGGCTTCTGCCGGATATTGATATAACCCTTAAAATAACGCTCTCTATTTTCGATTTTTAAAATTTCTTTTCCCATATCCTTAGAATAAGTGATTAAGTCTTAGATGCTGGAGCAGATTGAGCGGTAAGCTCGGTAATGCTCTTGAGGTTCGCTGAGATGAGCAGCGCATCACCGCCTTCAACCGGAGGCTTATTCTCCTTGATGCGTTCCTCGTTGATAGTCGAGAGACCGGCTGCAATCTTCTTCGATTGATAGTTGATCATCGACTCAAGGTCACAAGCGAAGAGTGCCGAGCGGTCGAACTCATACTTGTACTTGGTGCATAGACGCGGAGAAATGAGCTTACGTGAGAACTCTATCTCGATGCGCTTGAGCAGCGGCTGAAGAGTGTTGGTCAAGAATGACACATCCGCCATCTCCGCCGACTTGTAGTTGTTGCTCGTATCGTCAAAGACGAATGACGGATGAACGCCAAAGAACCGACAAATATCACGGACGGTGAACTTACGGCTCTCCAAGAACTGCATATCGGTTGAGGTCATTGACAACTGGGTAAGCTTCAGATCTCCGTCAAGGACGAAGAGGTGTTTACCCATAGCAATCATATTCTCAATGTCATCGACATGCTTTTCAACCTCCTCGCGGTCGTAACGGCCAAGAGTAGGCTTATCGGAGTTGTCAGAGACGAATCCACGGACGTTACCGCCGCTGGCGAAGCGGTCCAATGTCTCGCGGTCGCCTGTTGCAGCGATACCGAGAGTACGAGCAGCAGCCATCAAGACGCTCTCACCTTGGATTCCGTCAAAAGCATAGTTCTTCAGATGGATGATCTCCTCCTCTGTGTATCTACCTTCAACGCCATTGTACCAGTCATTGACCATGTACAATTTAGATGACGTATCGTAGCTAACTGAGTTGGGGGCCAATAATATCAATTCCCTATATCCCCCTTCGGCGATATCCAATAGAGGTAAAATATAAGCATTACCTTGAAGCAAGATTTGTGCAATTGCCGCGCTCCAGAAGTCGTAAGCGTTGACATTAGGCGACGGCTGCACTTGAAGCAGATAATTCATATTATCCTCGACGGGTACATATAGACCATTCTTCTTTCTCAGATACGCGAATGGCAGCCCGGCGATCTTATCCGAGATTAGACGGACGCAGCGGTAGACGGTTGCTACTCTCATCGCCAGACCGGGAGTAGTAACCTTCTCAGCGTTGTCCGGTAGGCCGAGGGAGGCAAGGGAAGACCGTCCGTATCTCGGACCGTCCCCCGCCTCTTTGCTCGTAGCGGAACGCTTAAAGCGCAAACCATTAAACCAATCCCTTATAGTTCGTTTCATTACTTTTATCAAATTCTCACAATGAGTGTATTCACATTGCGGACGAAACAAGGGAAGTGGTACCACCTTTGCTATTATTTTATATATTTTTAACTATTAAGACCTCATATCAAGGAATAATCGGAGGCTCATCAGCATGGTGATGACTCCATCAATCTTCATATTATCACCACGTTTCATAGGTTTACAGTTCTCATTGCTATCAACATCAAGAACCGCGTTGCCAAAGCAATAGGCGTTTATGGGATTGTCGTTAATAAATATCTTGCCGGTCTTAACGCCATGGTCAAAGCTCTCGACGGGAGCTACAAAGTTGGAGTATGTCTGACGGACCGGCACCAGTACGCGCTCAGCTCCGGCGGACTTGAGCATATTGACACACTCCATACTCTTGTATGGATCATAGCCAATGGCACGGATACGCACGAGGTCTATCTTACTCAGAATATAGTCTACAATCACGCGGTAATCAATGACCGCACCTGGAGTGAGTATCAGATAGCCCTTCTCAGCCCACACCTCATAGAGCCGCCTGTTAGCATGTCCTTCGATAGCGTCTTTCGGAAAGAAGTACGCGGTATGAAACAGCATCTCCTTCTCTTTTTCATAGTACATGGCAAACGTCACCGCCGAGAAGTCACCGCTCACCGAGAGGTCTATGGCTACAGTTGCCAACGGAGAGCCTTTGATGTCCTCAAGTGACATCGGACGGCTGATATTACGAGCAATTTCAGCGGATATCCATGACTTTTTCTCGTTTTCAGCGAAGATATTGAGCAATTTTGTACGAAAAACCATGCGATTTTCAGCCGATATCTGGGCGTTAGCCCATTCCTTTTCATAGTAATCAGGCTGAACTGTGATGCCGAGGTGTGGCTGCACCTTCGCCCATGTGTGAGGATCATCCTCCCTATCATCGACATCTGGCTGAAATATGGCTGCAAATGCACTGTCATTCTTGATTTCACCGCGAAGAATACGCTTGTATCCGTCAAGTTCTTGAGCGAATGGTCCGTCAATGACCTCCGATGCTGTAGTGATGGTAACGACCAATGGTTCACGTCTCGCTCCCATTGACGAGGTGAGCGTATTCTTTAGGTCTGCTCCGTTCTTCGATGCTGTGTTACGAGCCTGAGCATACTCATCCATGATGACGAGCGAGGCATTAAATCCATCCTTGGTCTTGGCATTGGCTGTAAGGCAGCGGGCAAGACTATCCCGCCCATGGTCCTTGAAGGTGATGCTCTCACGATTTATCTGGAAGTGACGACCTCTGCCATCGAGGTCAAACATGATATTGCGTATCTCGTCAAAACATATCTTGGCTTGGTCGTAGCTATTAGCACCAACATAAGCCTGAGCGTTGTTGTCGCCAAACAACAAGTCATAGACCGCCAGTGCTGCCGAAGATGTTGTCTTGGAGAATTTACGCGGTACGAATATGCAAGCGGTACGACACAATCTCAGTCCACGAGCATCAACAAAACCGAAGATATTGGCGAACTGGAAGCATTGTACCGGTGTGAGTTTATATCGACGTCTCCCTTCAATACCGGAGAACTTCAATGCCTCATAAAATTTGAAAAACCTTTGGACCCTCCCGGGCTTCCAGGTATAAACACTTAATAACTCAAAAAATTTAATTATCGCTAAAATCTCGTACAAATTGTGGTCATCAAGGTGCTCAAGAACATCCCTGATGTATATCATTATCCTCGGATCAGTCTCATCAAGCTTGGACTTGTACGAATTGTACCAATTGCCTTTGTTTGAATGGACCTTCTTGATGGTTTTACGCTTGAACTGGCGCTCCTGGTCTTTTTCTTCATCAGTCATTTGAGAACTCCTTCATAAAATCATTGAATCCGTCATTATCACTCTTACGCTCCTTGGCATCGGTATTCATGCCGAGCGCACGTAACGCTCGTTGGCTCTGCTGAGCATAGTCGAGATATAGTTTCTCGGTAGGGTTGACAATAGCACGTTTATCACCTTCACGAGAGGTCTGCTGTAACATGGATTGATGTCCGTCACCGAATACTTCCTCTGCCAAGACATCGGTCTTGACCAATAGCTGAGCAACGATCTTGACTTGCATTGACAGCTCTTCACTGTACTTGCCTTGTTTCTTGAGCAGTTTGACGATGTATTGTTTCTTCGCCTTGATGAGCTTGGTGAAGTTTTTAGAGGGGAACATATCGGCAATATCGATATCAGTAATGGCTTCGACTTTAGGCTTAGGCTCTGGGGCCGGCTCAGGTTTCTTCTTCTCAACAACTCGCTCGGTGTAGCCTCGGTTCTTGAGCTTTGTCTTACAATAGAAGATGGTAGCTGAAGTATCACCGGCTTCAATCAGGTCGAGCAGTCGAGACTCGACAATATCACCCTGCTCGTCCATGGCGACCTCGGCAGCTTTGGCAAACTCTTCATCATCAGCCTTCCAGTCATAATAAGTCTGGCGAGATATGCCGACCTTCCGGCACGCCTCCCTTATTATGCCTCGAGTCTGCTCTGATGCGAGCACGTCGATAAATTCCTTTTTCTTGCCATCCAGCATCCAACTTCTTTTAATAGTGTCAAATTGTCAACCTCAATTGGTCGTGTATATAATATAACTTCCCCCAATGACCAAAAATCTCCTCGCGCGGAAATAAATTTGGGGGGCGAGGTTTCGAGCGGGGTGGGGGTGCCTTAAAAAACACCCCCGGGGGTATCCTCTCGTTAATCAAACAATCTTTTTGCGTGTTCTATTTCTTTCTTAGTCCTTTCGATGCGCTGCTCTCGTGTGCCTCGACCTAACTCCATGTGTGTCTGCACATGGCACCTATGGCATAGAGCCTGAAGGTTATCAGGATTGAACATCAGTCTCTCCTTGTTGTACCAACCGGCGACCGTCTCAACAGGTGTACGATGATGCACCTCTTGAGCAGCTGTGTATATATTATCCTCAAGACAACGCTCACACAGTGGATGCTCGGTGAGTATCCTTGCTCTGAGGCGACGCCATCTTGAGCTGTTAATCATCTTGATGTAATCTCTATCCTTAGCCATATCACTTGATAGTCTTATGATGATGTCTCACCGGGACAGTACCATCAGGTTGTCTCTCATGGTCAGAGTAGTCAGCAAACATCTCATTGATGTCTGCCGTATTAGCCTCGTCTGCTGTCATTGCTTTGGCCTTACTACGTTTATAGCCATCAGCCATGACGTTGAGAGCAGCGAGTGTCAGCTGACACAGATTGTTGAAACCTGCTCGACGCATCAGCGGTCTGAGTTCTTCATATAACTCAGGTGTGATACTGACATTGATACGCTTTCGGTGAGATGACATTGATAGATGCTTTACAGATTGATAGATATCTATTTATATCCTTTTGTGAAGATACGGAGTTGCTGAGGTTGATCCTTAGGTGTCATCATCTTGCGGATGTCTTCAACCCTCGCTATCTCAGCATCCAGTTCCTTCTCCAAGTTCCTGGCCTTGATAAGATCTCGGCTGTCACGATTCTTGTAGTAACGCCGTTGAGCTTCACGACATGCCTTCACTTTTTTATAGAATTGTTCGGGATTCATAAGATTATTGAAGCAGTTAGTTATTTGAATATCAATATGCAAAGATAATCAATTGCGAGCAATATTTAAAGTTTATCATGATAAAAGCGAACGCGACCGACCATGACAGCCGACCGCGCTCTTACTAACGAACTGCATACGTTGACAGACGAAGATGTTACTCTTTATTGCAACTCGTCAGCTAAATCTTGTAACTCAATAGCAATGGTATAAAGCGCATTACTCAAGGTCTTGCGCTCTGAGTCAGTGAACTCACAAGGCTTTCCATTTTTGAGATTGTTGTTAAGCTTCTGACTAAACCAACATCCTGACTTGCCGAAGAACCTCTCAGCGATGTATGCTCCATTCACAACACGCAACAAGTCTCTTTTCTCCATGAATTTTATCTTTGAGAGTACTGCATCCGATGTTCTTGTTCTGTATTCTGTTTTCATGTCTTTTTTTTATTTTTCTCCTATTTTGGCTGCATCAATTGCGTCAGCATACTCGTTAAGTCGTTTGGCTATATCTCGTAATGATGTGGTCAATTGGGTGTATTCCTCTGCGCTAAAAGAACATTCTTTATTGCATACGGTATAGCCGTTAATCTTTTGTGCCAACCAACTTTGAGATTTATTGAAATATTTTTTTGCCAGCTTAGATACATTGATTAAGCCGTTGAGTTCGTTGAATGTCACCCACACAGCCTCTGATTTCACTTTCATCTGTTCGGCTCGTCTAAACGCCGCATCAGCAAATTGCTCGAATGTAATTTTCTCGTTTTCCATTTTATTCGTAAATTTGCTCCCCGTCTGTCACCCGGGGAGCTTTTGTTAAGAATTTAGAAGTTCAAATAAAAGTCCTTTGATTTGATTGACGATTGGTTGATTTTTCTTATTCTCTATCAATGCTAACAGGTCGAGGATTCGGTAAATCAACCATTTTTTATTTTTCATGTCATCTTTCACACCTCCTTTCTTGTTTGATTTCTGTATCACAAAGTTAATAATAAATTTATTATTATGCAAGTTTTCAAGCAATTATTTTTCAAAAAAATCATCTTTTTTTTTGAACGATTCCACAACTGCGATGATGCGGTCGCAAAAGTCGTTGAAGTTCATCCCCTCAAATTGACAGACCATTTGCGAAAATTTCAACTCGGCTGTGATACGCTTTATCGCGTCCTCTTGCGCCCGGTGTTCGAGTGCCTTGGGGTCTACCTTCGGCTTCTCGGGTTGTGATGGCTGCACGTATTGACTGACAGATAAAGAGAAGCCATTCGCCCTAACTTCATCGAAGGGCACCATGCGTGATATATTCAGCGCATGATCGATGAATTTTATGTCGGTGGTAGTGCGGTTCTTCTTGAGTATTAATAAAGCCGTGGCGATTTTGGTGTCAACGAAATAACCGCCCTCTATGGCTACTACCTCGTCTATCACATTTTGCTCCACCATCCACTGACGAATCTTGCCCTCGCGGTTGCCTCGGTAAAGGATGCCGGGGAAGTTTAACACGGCAGCCACGCCGTCATCAGCGAGATAGTAGAGGATATGGAGCAAAAACGCGTAGTCCGCTTTTGACTGAGGGGAGAGGCATGGCGCATCGTCAAATCTCACATCTCCTTTCGGCTCCCACTTGACCGAAAAAGGAGGATTAGCCACAATGCCGCGGTATTTGAAGCCGATGAAGTCCGGTGCCTTCAACGTGTCGCCGACAGCTATAACGGCATTGGTGAGCCTTTGCCGTGCCGCCTCAGCCTGTTCCGCGTCAAGCTCCTGACCATACTTCACCACATTGTCGGGGAACTGGGACAGCAACGCCCCGTCTCCGCAAGTCGGGTCATACACTCTGTCAAGGTCGGCAGGCATATATGATTTTAATAACGCTGCCAACTTCTCATCTGTGTAAAACACTCCATGCTCCTTGAACTGAGCTTTGATTGATTTTAGATTATGTGCCATGTTTTACTTGTTGCTGCTTTCTGTAATATATCGGTTCGTCAGCCCAACGTATTATTTGGTCATCAAGCCAACGACGAACTTTTATAAAGTTAGATGAACGGCAACGGTAACGCTTGCCATGTACTTTGATTTCAGCCACCCATCTGAAGCAATAAATAGGTCTTGCTCCTCTGACGTATTTTGTTGAGCATCGCCCTTTATTAGTCATCTCCGAATAGATGGTTCCATGTCTTTGTTTCATAACGTTCGCTAATCATTCAGGTATGGATAATCACTCCATGTTAGCAATCCACACCGACTACATCTGTAGCGGTATCCGATTACAGCCGGTGGTGCCAGGGTAGGTACGCGCTGGAAGTCATGCTCACCATACCACAAGACGCACCTCAATCGTTTGAATAATCTAATCATTTCATATTGGCCCATTTAAGCCATGGACTTAGCTGTTCTGTTATTAATTTAGACTTATTCACGAGCTTTTCGATAAGCCCTATTGCTGCATCATAGGCCGTATCGCCTTCAGACTGATACATCTGAGGCTGAGCGTCTAAGATGCTCGTCATACAGATCCATGTATCTTTGCCGTCACTTGTCAAAGACACATTGCCGATGATGCTGAGTAATGCCGGTAATGACCATGCTGGGTTATTATTCTCGTACTTGT